AACCCACACCATATCAAGAACTATGCCAAGATCAGGGTCTGTCACCTGAGCCAGCACTTGCGTGTTTATATCCCACAGGAATAGGTCATTGTTCGATGCAATGCCGATGTACTCAAAGCTGTAGTCAAGGGTTACATATTGACCATCATTGCCGACATCGCCCAAGATTGTCACAGCGCCGTTGCTGGCAACCGATACGAACTTAGAACCCATGACGCGGTAGCAAACGCCGTTATAGTTTATGCCACCACGATCAATGCCAGGGCCAGTGCCGTTGCCGACAATGCCTTCAGCGGGTCGCAAGTAACCATTACTGATTCCGTTAGCCTTTGGCACAGGGACAAAGTTGACCGGATAGGACGTACGAAAGTCCGGCCCGTTGTCCGTGAAGATGCCACTAAGGATTGGAATCTGCGTCATGCTATTAAATTAGCTCCACTTGATGCGGTCAGACCACCAGGCCGCGCTCATTTTACCCTTGGCTATATTCTTTGCGTGCCTAGCTTTAAATGATGCGCGACGCTTCTTGTTAGATTCGCTTTCGCCTTTGCTGGCGGGTGAACCCATTACGCCCTGCTGCCCGAAACGGATTGTCTTAACCTTATCACCCACCTTGGCGACAACAACATGGGACTTCTTCGGATGGTTAGGTGTGCGCTTGGGTTTGTTATAACCCGCAACGCCAGCCTTTTCCAAGCGAGAGTCCTTAGGCATTAGCCGACGAACCAAGCAGTGCCGTTGCTGAACACTGGGACTTGGCTTGATCCACCACCCGCAGCGGCAGCGTTGAACGTTGTCGTGTTGCAGTTAGTGATGAACGCACGAGCGCCAGCATTACCAACAGCGTTAGGCAACTGGTCAAAGCGCACAGGCGTTGTCTGCACTGACGAACAGGTAACAGCGCCAAAGTTTACCTGAACGTATTCAATAAGGGTCGTAACAGAACAACGACGCGCATCGCCTTGGTTGGTTACGAACAACGGCAACTGATCTCCACCGGAGACCTGAGTTACAGTTGGAAGCTGATTAATTGTAGGCATTGTTTAACTCCATTCAAGGGGGCCGTCAGGCCCAGCATCTACAGGGTCGGCAGGACGAGGAACGTAAGGATTATCCCAACGCCACGGCTTGTTGCCCTGACCTATCGGCATTGTCACAGGAAGCTGTTGCTCAAGCGGGAATGCCGCACGTTGAAGCAGGATGTTGTAAGCGCCCTTAGCAGATACCTTCGTGTCAGGAGCCACCGACTTTCCGTAGCCAGGAGCAATCCGAATGGCGAGGTTTGTGATGATGGCTTCCCATGCGCTGTCAGGCACATTGGTTTCTGTATCAAGGTCGCTGTCTTGTGGGCTGCTTGGCATTGCGTAGCCAAGGCGGATGCCCATAGCGTTCCATTCAGCCATCATGGAATCTAAACGACGCAAAGCGCCCTCTAGCTGTTCGGGCTGGAGGTCAAAGACATAATCTGCCAAGCCTATTTCTTCAAAGGCTGACGTTACGAACTGTCTTTTCGTATAGCCCACAATCAATCCTCCAGTTTTTCCGCAATGCGTTCAGCTAGCTTCTTATCAGAAGTGCGAGCATTAAACGAGACATTAAGTTCTTTTGCCTTAGCCTCTAGTTCATCGCGGGTTGGGTCTGATACGTCATCAACGGCATCTTCGAAGGCTTCTGCCTTTGCGATGATTGCATCTGCACGCTTTCCAGATATTGCTTCTTCATAAGACGCAGACCAGCCTTTAGCGATCAATGCGTCGAATGCTGCCTTATCCGCAGCGCCTCGGTAGGCATACGTCACGCCACGGGGCTTCTTGTGTGGGCCAGGGGTGCGATAAACTATTGTTGGGAAGTCAGTCACTTCTTTTTGCCTTTCACTGGCTTAGCAGTCTTTGCCGACGCGATGAAGTCAGCCTTTGTTGGCGCACCTTTGCTGCCGACCTTCTTCATGCGCTCTGGTGTCTTACCAGCAGCTTTCTGAGCCTTAATGCGCTTACGCTTCGCATTGATATTGGCATACAGGCCCATCTTCATTTCTTTTTCTTCTTCTTGCTGATACCGGCTTCAGACAGAGCGATGGCAATAGCCTGCTTGGGGTTCTTAACCATAGCAGCCTTCTTTGGCCCTTTTGGATTCACACCAGCGTGCAGCTTACCAGCCTTATACTCACCCATGACTTTGGCGACTTTAGCAGCGGCTTTGGTAGGTTTCTTTGCCATCTATATTTCCTTTAAAGAAAAGAGGGGGAAGCCGAAGCTCCCCCCATCCCTATTACGTTTGGTTGAAAAGCAGGATGCCTGCCATTTCAGGGTTCGTCATGACCACACCATACAGTGTGTCCAGCGTGTAAAGCGTCTGGAAGGTCAGTGGATCGAACTTCTTGGTCATGACCAATTCGATACCCTGATCCGTCGATGCACGAAGAACGTCAACGCCTGCGCCATCTGGAACAGCATAGCGACCTGGGAGGAGTTCAATCGAATCCTTGCGCCAGAATGGGTTGATGTTCGAAGCCGCAACGTTCAAGAAGTTGACAGTGGCAGTTGCCGAAGTCGCAAAAACTTCAACGTTCTGATACTGAAGTTCAGCGTCAGTTGGCGTCGAGTTAGCACCGATGATCGGAGGGCTGATAACCATCGAAGTGCCGTTGACAACTTCAATGACGCGGAACGTCTTGAGTTCGCCAGTCGAACGCTTCGTGATGTGGTGAACAGCTTCAATGCCATCAATCGTGAACGCATCGCCAGCAACAACGCCAGTTGTCGTGGAAACAGTGACGGTCTGATAGCGGTTGTCAACGTTGAGAATGCCGCCAGTGCTGGTGGTGGTCGCTTGAGGAACATAACGAACCTGAGCGCCATTGGTAGCGATGGTGACAGTTGCAGCGTTAGCAGCACAACGGTTAGCATAGTCGAGCTTGTAGGTCTGGAAGCTTGCGACTTCACCAACGAACGAACGCTCATATGCGTTAGCCGACTTCGTGCCAGTGAACGAGCGAGTCGCTACTGCCAAGTTGCCAGCCATGCCGTTGTAATCGCGGCTCGACAAAGCGAGGTAACGATCACCAGCCATAACACCCTGTTCGTTCATGATGCTGTCGCAAAGCGCGATGTCATCATAATCGCCAGCGGCGGTAGCTACGTCAACAACAAGCGTACCCTGAGCAGCAGCCAAATCCATGACGGAAAGGTTGATGTCCGAAGCGAGCTTTTGCTTTGCCGAATCGCCCAAGCGACCTTCCTGCAACGCGTCACGCAGTTCCAGTGCGTTCATCTGCCAAGCAGAACACTTGTTGAAACCGAGAGTCGATGGAACAGAAAGCTGAGTCATGGTCGAAACATCGCCAGCAATCGAAGTGCCTACAACGCGGTCGAATGACTGAGCGATGTAAGGTTGTGGACGCCAGATGGTGTCGCGTGCGCGTTCCATTGTTACGCCGTTGGTGTTGTATACGTTGATGTTCTTTGACAGGATCAAAGCATCGTTGAAGCCTTCGAGGATGTCCTCAAAAGCAACAATTTCTTCTTTCGAAAAAGCGTTAGCCATTAAATTAACTCCAAAAAATTAGGTTTGTTATTTCTTACGACGCTTGTATTCCATGACCTTTGACAAGTCTCCGGTCTTCAGAGCTTCGGCGCGTAAGCGTTCAAGTTGTGAATCAATGGAGCCAGACACACGACCACCGCTTGTGGTGATTGTACGTTCTGGCGTGGTTGATGCCCTACGGTTCGTTACTTTCAACTGAGTCTCCAGTTTAGCTACCGCAAAGGCAAACTTCACGGGGTCGGTGATTGCTGCAAGTTCCTTAGCTCGCTTGGTGCTTTTGCCAATTGCGTAGATAAGCAAAGCGGGGTTGTCAGAGCCTTGTAGAACTATCCCTTGTTGCGTTACGTCAAACGTATCTAAAGCCGTAGCTTCAGCTTCGTCATAGTCCCGCACCTTCAGCGATGCTTTCGCCTTCGCATAGGAATCAAGCTTGTCCTGCCATGCTTTCGACTCAGCATCTCGCTGGGCTGCTACATTGGCTTCGGCTGCATCGTATTCGCGTTTATTCTCATACCAAGCAGCAAGCTTTTGTTCGTACTCGTCGGAATCATAATCGCAACTTTCAAGCGTTGGCTTTGCTACCAAGGCGACCGGCTTGTTCTCAGTCGCTGTCGTATTGAGCTTTGCTTCAAGTTCGCGTATCTTCCGCTCTTTTTCCCGATTTGATTTACGCAATTCACGCACCCAAGCAGGCGCACGAACTTCTTCATCTTGAGGTGGCGATTCCTCTCCGATAGATATTACGACTTCATCTTCGTCATCTTCTTCATCTTGAGTATCGTCGATGGCATTGGTCTCATCATCCGATTGCTCGTTAAAATCAGTGTCGATGTCTATTGTTTCGATGTTGTCGTTATCATCCATTTCTGCCGTTTTCATGTTTTAACCCCATTAACTCACCCTAATATAGTGGAGGGTGGAACCACATTCGTTTGCGACTGTAGTGCAGCCCCAATCTTTTCAGCAGTCTCAATAGCGGACTTGCGTTCGTCTATATCGACGCTTGATAGCGTTTGAATTGTCTTGGCTTTCGTTTCTTCTGCACGCGCCAAGGTGTATTCAGTGTTAGCCTGTGCTTGGATAGCTTGGGCCTGTGACTTAGCGGCTTCTGCCATCAGATAAGCGGACTGCGGATCAGGCTGCACGTTTGCTTGTGCTTCCATCATCTGCTGCTGTTCTTCTTCAGTTGGCTGCAATACGCCCATCTGGACTAGCTGCTTGCGGAAGTATTCCTTGATGTCCGCAATGCCTTCGCCTTCCATGTTCATGATAGCCATCGACTGCAGGACTTGCTGGGTTGTCGGGTCGGTTGTGACTTGCATCATGCCAGTAAGCGCACGCACTGTGGCATCACGACGGCTGGATGAAGATGGACCAACGTCAACAGCAACGTCAAACAAGGCATCGCCCAGGTTGTTCTCGTAAATCAGTTCGCCTGTTTCTTCGTCGATCTGTGGCTTCATCAGTTCGATTGAACCGACTTCTTCCATAGCGCCGACGGTCTTCATCTTGCGCTTTTCTTCGACGTAGATGTCTTTCGACATTGACAGCCAGATTTCACCGCAGCGACGCACAGCCTTAGCCATGTTGCTCATGTAGATGAA